TTTTACATTTGCAACCGCAGTAGACCCGCCAATATTCAAGGTTCCACCTATAGCCGTATTCCCCGACAAGTCCACGGCACCATTTACATCTAATGTCGTTGTAGTAATATCGACTTCAGTAGCGGCAACTATCCCCAATGTGCCATCCGACACAGAGTAAATATACTCTCCGCCCATGTCCCTAAACCCAAGCTTCATTCCCGCATTTAGAAATATGCCATCATCTGGATCGTGTGTCAGAGTCACGTCTTGGTCTTCACCAAAAGCCAATACAGATGCATCTCCAAGATACAAGTCTGACCACGTAAGGGCAGTTGTTCCCAGTGAATCCGTATTCGTAGTATCACTGACAATGTTGGACCCAGAGACAAATGCGGTTGCAGTAAACTTGTATAGGTCTGATCCGCCAACCTCTATATCAATCTGATCATCCGTAGGAGCGGATATAGTAGTATCCGCATCAGCATCAAGTACCAATGAGTCTGCGATACCATTAAGGTCTACAACAGCAGATCCAGATAATGCAATAGTAGAAGAAAAGTTCTTTGCCCCAGTTACCGTCTGAGACTGATTAAGAACCATAATGCCATCAGAAGAACTATAGTCTACATTAGCAGAGTCTATGTTATTCGACTCTAAAAAGGTTAGTATGTTATTGATGTGATCACGAATTGGTTCAGCCTTAAGAGCATCTCCGGGATCGGGAAGTGCATCACTGGGTCTAGTTACTGTAGCCATAATTACTCCATTAGCTCGTATTCAACTTGATAACCTACAATCTTTGCTGGCTGGGTACCCGTCCAACGAGGAGAGATTGTTTCAGCTATTCTATTTACAAAATATATGTCTTCAACAGCATTGCCGCCCATGTACTTTATGCCCTCGTTCCAGAATGTAGTATTATCATTCCAGCTTCCAAATAAGTTATCAAACTTTATTGTAGTAGAACGAGAAGATTGAGCGCCCCTATCTAAAAATAGAGTTAGACCAGAAGACGTATTGCCAGACTTCCACTCATAGAATGTTCTAAACCTTACAATGTGCTTAGCCCTTCCCGGTTGGCCAAGGTCGTTGTCTTGCATAGTAATTTCCCAGTTAAATGCAGACCCATCATCAGTACTTTGCCCAGAGTCATTCCCCTTGTAGACATACCCATCAGTTGCCCCAATTAAGTCGTAGTCAACGTCCGATAAATTCGCTTCCGTTGCAAATCCTATATTTTTTGCTGGATAGTCAAACCATGTATCACCAGTCTGATAATCCCATACAAGAATTATGTTATGGCCAGTTCCAGAGGAGCTTAGAAGTGTTCTAACTTGATGATCTTTTTCCCGCACCCAACTAACGGCATTCGCCAATCTACTTTGAACCAGTGATCTCCACTCATTCTGCAAGTTTGCAGTCACTACCTCAAATGAAAGGTCTGGCCGTATGACAATAGCGCCTTCCTTTGCTACGCAAAAAACAAACTCTGGTCGAGCTATAAGAGAGTTTTTAGCTAGCGGTGAAAATCCTCGCTGAACTCTTTGCTCGTCAAGTCTAAACTCTAAAAACCCAAGATCGCCATCTATCTTACCCGGATATACGCCATCTTCCTTAAAAACAAGAAGGCTTGTGTAGTTATCCACCATCCCAACAATCGCTGGTCCTCCTTGGTAGACCTCAAACCTATTTCGGTCTGGCCACTTAGTTGGGTCTATTGAGTAGTCGTTTGTGTTAACTCCACACCACCTAAGCCTTGTGGGATACCACACCCCTCCCTCTTTTACATTGGCAGCAACCATAATACCTTGATGGGCTGCAATGTCTTTTGCTCCTTGAAGAGTTACACCACTTGCGTCATAAGAAATAACTGCGGCATTATTGGGAGAGGAATCAAAATCATTATCCTTATACCATATAGGATTAACCCCGTCCGTAGCATATAAAGCATCTTTCAGTAAAACGTATCTATAAAAACTATCTGCGCTTGCACCAGAAGGAGAAACAGAACCAGTAATGTCATTTCGGGTAGTGCCATCATCATCGTAAATCTTAGTCGCAGTATTAATGATGACATTCTTCCCCGTAGAAAACGGAGCCTGTACGATCCCAGTAACTGCCGTAGGAGTTGCCGCGCTATTATACTTAGACCACCCATCTCTAGTTTCTGCAATTGCTTGCTCTGAAATATTAATATTTGAAAGCTTTTTAGTACTCTCAGGCGAAGCCAATTCATGAGGATACGACCAATTTGAAGTCTGACCCCGGACCCTAAACATTGGAGAAGTGATAACTCCGGGGGTGACTGGATTTGTAATTGTATCTTTTTGCATTACACGTAATCTACGCCTTTAACCTGTGGTCGCCTTGGGTATTCAGATCCCACATCTAAATCTGCAAATGTCCGGATGCGCCCCGGATGATCCCCTTGAGCGTTTAAGGCTTCCTTTAGACCTTCCTCATAGTCCCTCCGTAAACGATCAGCTTGATTGCCTTTGCCTACATTGGGAAGAACATCTGCCCCTGCGCCCCATACAATGATGTTGTGGAAGTCTTCGTCAATGTCTGGCCAGTCCTCGTCATTGACCAAGTCTGGCTTTCGCATTTCAGATCTAACGGTATAAGTCATAGCTCCATCCGGTATAGGATAGAACTCTACCCAAAGATGACTTGGACTCTTAAAGGTGGGAGGAACTATTGCCATAGTATTGTCACTAGCATCTTTAATAGTAATAGTTCCAGAAACAGTGACGCCAGCAATAGAATGAACAACAATTCTTTCAATGCCATTCGCATCAAAAGAAGTGCTACCAGTAGAAGTTACCAGTCCATTAAGGGTTATCGTTTCGGACGTTAAATGTCCAGAAACAAAACCAGTAACAGTTACATATCTATTGTTTGCATCTGCTGTATTTGAAGACACAACATTAAAAACAGATGCAGAAGCATTTTGTGAGGCAGTTCCAAAAGTTCCTAATACATATGCCCTAGTAGGATCGCCAGTAGTAGTATTACCTGCATACAACTCATCATACTCGCGCCACGATATATCGTAAATTACCCTATTGTTTGTGGCGTCCTCTACATTAAGTATTCTCTTAACATATAAGGGCATGCCGTACTTTGACGTATCTGCAACAGTAGTTAAGCTAAACTCTCTAAGAGAAGTTTCTTGTCTCGTCTTTTGAAGAATGCGTCGATATGTTCTATTGATCGACGCTTTAACCATGTCCTCAAAGTCATCCCCGGTTCCGTGGCTACTAAGATCAAGAACTTCATCTATCAAATCACGGAACGTACCAGCCATTTATTTTCCCTTAGAATTCTTTTTTACTGCGTTCATAAGTTCATTTTCACTGGGGTTAACATTGCCCTGCTCTGCAAGTTGCCCAGATGCGCCTTGAAACGCTTTTGTTAAAGTCTCAATTAATGTAGACTCCGAATCCTGCCTACGCTGGTCAACGCTTTTCATAAGCAACTCTCGCTGCTCTGGTCCATCAGTTTTTGTGAGCTTCTTAACTCGAAAGTCAAATGCTATAAAGCGAGGAAGATTCTGACCAGTAGTCTCTTCTCTCAGTGCTGCCTGAGAATCGGAAAGCTCTTCTCCTAATGAGGATATGGCAACCTCTCCCCGTGGTATTCCTTCAAAGTCAATAATGACTCCATCATCTTCTCGCAGTCCAAGCTTATCACCAAGTGATTGGTCAGACGTTACTTGGATGTGCCAAGTTCCTTGGTGCTGCGTGTCAGAGACCATTGGATTTTGAGACTCATACTTTGTAAATACAATAGTATCTCTTTGGGCCTTAGTAAGAGAAACTTCGCCAAGGTCGTTAGAGTCAATCTTAGAAGGTACATCGATTAAAGCATTAGACATTATTCATCTCCCGGTTGTGGGTTATATAGTATATCCAGTAAGATTTACTTGGCAGTCAGATGAAGACGAGGCAATAGTCCCAACTGCAACTGCCCCCGGAGTAGCTGGGATACAGGGGATGTTGAAGGAAAAAGAAAATCCCTCCGCCGAAACATCAATCTTACTTTCCCAAACTACT